AGCTCCATTTGCTAAGTTTAATTACATCATCAGAGAAATTGCAAAAGCTATGGACCTAGACCCTGATAAGGTAACAAACAATATGGATGAAGCCCAATTACAAGCGGAGCTACTTAAAGGGTTTAGAGGAGAAGAACCACAACCACCTGCTGGTCCGGGGCAGACCCCGCCGGGAATGAATCCACAAGATACAGCAGGTACTGGTGGTGGGGCTATAGGTACAGGGCAAGCACCAGTACCGGGTGAACAAGGCTTTAGTGCAGCGCAAGGAGAACCAAGTGGACAGGCAAGTGCTATCCCACCTCAAGCCATTAACTAATGATAAGAAAGCATTAGATAGCTTATATGCATATTTTGATGAGAACATAAAGATATACCAACTGGCGTTAGAGAAAGCCAGTGATCATGTAGAGGTACATAGATTACAAGGCTCAATTGCAGCCTTACGTAAGTTAAAATATATGCGCGAAGAAGCCAATGGAGAACAAAAATGACACGATCAATACAGGAACAAATGGATTTATTCGCCTATGGTGGATTACATGATCAAGGCGGGAGTGTTGACCCCGTATCAGGTAATCCAGTACCTGTAGGTGCGACTCAACGGGAAGTAAGAGATGATGTTCCTGCACAGTTAAGTCATGGAGAGTTTGTTTTTCCTGCTGATGTAACGCGATACTATGGTCTAGATACCTTAATGGAAATGCGTGGTAGAGCTAAACAAGGTCTACGCAAGATGGAAGAAATGGGCCAAATGGGTGGGCAACCTGTTGAAGCCGCAGAAGGTCAAGCAGTTAATACTGATCCATCAGCGGCATTAGAGCCGCCACAAGTAAACCCGCCACAAGTTACGCCACCAACCCCTGCTGTTCCGGGAGTCTCAAAAACTATTCCTGCTGGAGTAACGCAAGGGACTACAGGTGGTCGTGTTAAATCTCAATTCGCAGGTGGAACAAAGTCTCCAACAATAGGTCAAGGAGCTACAAGTGCTAGTGTAACAAAGCCTGTAGTTGATTACAGTAAACCAACAAGTGCTGCCGCAAGGACACCATCATTTCGCCAGATGATGGGAACGCCATTTGGTAATTTCCAAAAGACTATAGTTAAAAAATATAATAACCCAGAGACAGGTGAATTTTTATATATTCCTTTTGTGGGTGGAAAACCTATATACCCAATTCCTTCCGGGTATATTCTTGAAGCAGAAGTTGAGCAAAAGAAAGAAGCGGCAAAAACTCCTACACAGGTCAGACCAAAAAAACCTCTTGTATCATCTGAAGACTCTGACGAAGACCCAGACCCCGGACATGATTGGTCCGCTAATTTACAAACTGCTTTAGAGATGATGAATACTGCTACAGGTGGAACTCTTAGTCTTGATGCTTTAAAGGGTGGTTTAGGATATCCGGGGCTAGAAGTAGGTCTTGGTAATCTTCTTGGGTTTGTAACAAAGGGACTTGGAAAGATAGGTGCTGCAATAGTTGGAAAAGCGATTCCCGGTACTAATGTTGGTAAGACTGATCCTGATAAAACAGTTCAAGAGGCAGTAGATAATTTTAATAAAAGTCAACATGGAATAACATTACAATCTGTTTTAGGCATAAATGGATTGACAGGGCGGGTAGGCACTGATCCCGGAGACTTCAATCAAATGGGACATGTTAATACGAATTTTGGCTATGGCATAGACCTAGCTACAAATAAGTACGGATCAGGGAACACTATCGGTGTTAGTCTAAGTCATTCATTTGGAGATTGGAGTGGGCTTGCAGACAGAGGGGTTGCACCTCACCATATGGTACACATGATGAACAATCTAACGGATGATGTTGGCAAGAATAGAGACTTAGCAATGACCTTGTTAGAAGATACTTTTGGTAAAGCGGGAACAGGAGGAACAACTGGAGGAGCGAATAAAGGTGGTGGAAGTGACGTAGACTTTAGCTTTACAGGAGGTACAGGCGTTCCGGGAGTAGATATAGGTACTGTAACACTTGGTGACTTAGCCACACTTGGTGTGCTTAACGCTGATACACAAGGTGGTACTAGAGGTAAAACTATAGCTGATCCTAAAGCCAGCTTTACTATGACACAAGAAGAAATAGATGCAGCAAAAGAAACGTCAAAGGCGAACGCAAAGCAAGTGGATAAGGCTTGGAATGATTGGAATAATAAAGATAGAGATGAAAAGGCTAGGGATTGGGCAGCAGAAGTTGATGCTAGGAATAAAAGAGATGCACATGATGAACGTCAAAATAAAGGCGTAACCCGTGATCCTACTGTAAAAACCACCACCCCGGCTAATACTACTACTAAGACGAGTAATACAATACCCGGAAATTTTGGGGCAACATCGACTACGGGAACAGGTCTGGGAGCAGATGTGACAGGTAAAGATGTTGAGTACAATACCCAAGAATTTTCTCGTTCAGCAGATGTATGGGGTGATTGGTTTGATGATCAAGGATGGGGAGGCAAAGGTGGCTATAATCCTAATACAGGCACATTCCAAGCTGACTATCAAGACCTTACTGGTTGGAGTGGCGGTGGTGATTATAATGTAGAAGATGAAAGTAAAGAAGTAATGGCCGACGATGCTGGTGATATTGATCCGGGCCACACAGATGACAATACCGACAGTGGCGGCGGCAGTGCTGGCGATGCTTCAGATGGCACTTCGGGTCAAGGTGCTGGAGCAGAAGCAGATCAAGACACAGAAATGGGCGATGATTTATAATTCGCAACAATAATGTTGCATATGCTGGCTACCTACCCCTGTATAATATACAGCTACGTGGCCCCAGTAAAGGAGAAGTACTATGCCAGAACTAGAAGAAGTAGAAGAAGTAAAATCAGCTTTTGTACAGAATAGAAAGTATTCTAATGCAGAACGTATTGCTAAAGAAGAAGAAGAACTAAGTAACTTAAAAGCAGAACAACGAGGAGAGGAAGTAGTAGAAGAAGAACCTACGTCTGCTGAAGAAAAAACTTTTAAGAAAAGATATGGTGATCTTAGACGGCATACTCAAAAGAGTGAGCATGAACTAAAAGGCCGTATTGAAGCATTAGAAGCACAGCTAAGTGATGCGACTAAGAAGGAAATTAAGCTGCCTAAATCCGATGAAGAGATAGAGATGTGGGCAAAGGAATATCCTGATGTTGCAGCTATCGTAGAAACAATTGCTTTAAAGAAATCCAAAGAACAACAAATGGAGATTGAGCAACAACTATCTAATATTCACCAACTTCAAGAACAAACTAATCTTGAGAAAGCAGAAGTTGAATTGCTTAATATCCATCCTGATTTTACTGAGATAAGAGATCAAGATGAGTTCCACGATTGGGCAGAAAATCAGCCTAAGTGGGTACAAGATGCACTCTACGAGAACCGTAATGATGCACGTTCAGCAGCAAGGGCAATTGACCTATATAAAGCTGACATGGGCATTACTACTAAGAAGAAATCTAGCTCAAGTAAAGAAGCTGCCCGTAGTGTTAATACTCGTTCATCTCGCTCTGTACCAGATAGTGAAGCAAGTTCTGGCACTGTAAAAGAATCAGATGTGCAAGCTATGTCGATTGAGGAATATGATGCAAATAAAGACCATATTATGGCGTCTATCCGTAGTGGTAAATTTATCTACGATGTGTCTGGTTCTCAACGTTAATCAATTGACACAATTACTAAATTAAATATAACTATAAAGAATTTATACAGCCCCTATATGGATTACCTGTATGGATAAAGAAGACTCAAGAACACCCGAATACATGTGCCAATAGGTAACTGATCATTACTTGTTCTACCACAAATGTAATTGGCCTCTAGGAGTTGATAGTTAAAATAGCGGATACTAATCCGCATATGTCGAATGTAAGGAGAGTGACAAATGGCATTCGCAAAAGCAGCGGGTCATGGCAATCTGCCCAATGGTAACTTTAGTCCAGTTATCTACTCTAAGCAGGTCCAGACCGCTTTCCGTAAATCTTCTGTTGTAGAAGAAGTTACGAACTCTGATTATTTTGGCGAGATTGCCCAAATGGGTGATTCCGTTAAGATCATCAAAGAGCCTGAGATCACCGTTAAGTCTTACGCACGTGGTACTACTATCACTCCGCAAGACCTTGACGATGAGGACTTTTCGTTAACCATCGACAAAGCTAACTACTTTGCTTTTAAGGTTGACGATATTGAAGAAGCTCATTCACATGTAAACTTCCAAGACCTTGCTTCTGATCGTGCAGCGTTCCGTCTGTCTGATCAGTTCGATCAAGACGTTCTTGGCTACATGTGTGGCTTTAAACAATCTGCTATTCATGGTAGCCCTGATACGGCTAATACTACGATTAATGGTAGTAAGGCTGTATCAACGGCTGGCTCAAATGAACTGCTTGCTTCAATGCAAATTGATGGCAGTGACTTTGGTGGAGATGCAAACAAAGGCATTCGTTTGGAAGCACGTGGCCCCGGTCAGGTTTCCGCAACGCATGACGCAACGAAAGCATCCCCAATGCAGGTTGTTGCGAAAATGGCTCGTAAACTTGATCAGCAAAATGTTGATCAACAGGGTCGCTGGTTGGTTATTAATTCGATTATGGTGGAAATCCTACGGGATGAAAACTCTAACCTTCTTAATGCCGATTACGGTGAGTCTGGTGGGCTTCGCAATGGGCTTATCATCAAGAACTTACATGGTTTCCGTGTATATGTTTCCCAAAACTTGCCAGAGATCGGTGAGGGTTCTGACTTTGCTAGTACCCCAACGGTAACTGATTTTGGTGTAATTATTGGTGGACATGATTCTGCTGTTGCTACGGCAGAGCAGATCAATAAGACGGAAACTTATCGTGACCCGGACAGCTTCGCTGATGTTGTTCGTGGTATGCATTTGTATGGTCGCAAAATTCTGCGCCCAGAGGCGTTGGTAAACGCCCGTGTAACACTGTAGGAGGGTATTATGGCACTAGGTGATAACACTACTTCTGCGGCACGTAACGCGAGTGGAATTGGGCGTAAGCCTTATTTCATCCAACATGAACTGGACTTTGCGCAAGCAGTAACGGATAAGGGTACTGCCCTTGCTGCTGCTGACGTAATTCCGGGTCTGACCGTTCCTACGAACTCCGTTATCTTAGCGGCAGGTTTTGAAGTTACTGAAGCTCACGCTGGTACTTCAACTGACTGTGCGCTAGATATGGGCGTAACGGGCGGTGACGTTGACAACTTTGTTGATGGCTTCGACTTTGATGGCGCAGCGGTGGGCGCGTATTCAGCAGTGAATGCGGGTTCTACTGTTGTGGTATCAGCACAAGATACCATTGACATTCTTATTCAAGCTCAAACAGGTACGACTACGGCTGGAAAAATCCGTATGTATGCTGTGTGCATGGATATTGATGATGTTGGCAGCACTGCTGCTGATGAAGTTGATCGTGATACGCTTGCGTAACACATTTGAGTGGGGGTGGGGTTCGCCTCACCCTCATTCTATCTAAGGGATTTACGATGGCTGAAACATTTGGAACATTAACTAATGAAACATTACGTAGAGCTAATGAGGTAGAAGTTAGTGAAAGTGATTTTGCTACCGTAAAGAGTGTGCAAACTTTAGCTAAAGATGCTGTTAATGCAGCATGTCGTTATGTTTTACAACGGGGTCAGGAGTGGCCCTTTACTGCTACTACACATGCACAAGAGTTAGTTGTAGGTACAGGAGAGTATGCGTTTCAATCCGATTATTCTTCTGCTGATTGGCAAAGTTTTTTTCTAAAGTCAGATGATACGTTAGGCAATAGCGCAAGGTTTTTAGCTGAGATATCATTCGATAACTATACACAACATTATAGAATCAAAGATGATGAGGCAACTGCTGGTGACTATGCAGTGCCTCTTTCTGTATATGCAACACCAGATGGCAAGTTCGGTATTACGCCATTGCCTGATAAAAAGTATAATATAGAATATAAGTATTTCTCGTTCCCAACAGTTGATATGATTAGTTTTTCTGATGTATTTACAACAGTAACAAAGATACCAGATAGATATAAACATGTTGTTATTGACGGGGCTATGATGTACCTAATGCGCTATAGGACGAACAACCAAGCAGCAGCAGTACATGAAAAAGCATTTGAGGATGGCATTGAAGATATGCGGAGACTACTACTGCATCAACCACCTGCCGTACTTTCTAAACAAATTGTCCGTAGTAAAAATTCATTTGTGTTTAGCCAGACAGGGTAATAATTAGAATGCAGGTATTTAGAACCGCAATAGAAGGGGGTCTTGATGTATCATCTAGTATCCTCACTATGGCAGACAGAAAGCCGGGTGCAGCTATTAGCCTATTAAACTACGAAGCCTCTCTTCAAGGGGGGTATCGTAAGATTAATGGGTTCTCCCACAACTTTGGTGTTGTTCCCGGTACTGGGCCAGTGTTAGGATTGACTGTAAGAGATGGTGTAGGAAACGGCATTTTTGCTTGCAGGAAACCTATTGCTGGAAATAACTATTTACATGAATGGGATTTTGTAACTAGTAACTGGCAAGTAGTAACTACTGCTGGTAGTCCAACAATGGTAGGAGTAGATAGGGTTCGGATACTTCCTTTTAATGTTCTTACTGCTACAAAAATAGTACTAACAGATGGTATTAATAAAGCGGCTACATATGATGGCACAACATATACCCAAATAACAGACTCAAATGCTCCCACAAAACCTAAGTTAGCAGCGTGGTTTGCTAGTCATATGGTTTTGGCTGGTGATTCTACCGCCCCTAACACAATATATATTTCTGCACCAGATGGCGAGACTGACTATAGCCCCGCTAATGGTGCAGCAGCGATGACACTACCCTTTAAAGTTATTGCACTAAAAGCATTTCGTGAGTCCTTGTTTATATTTGGTACTAATGCTATATCTAAATTAACTGGGTATTCATTTGAAACTTTTAAGATAGAAGAAGTAACTAATAACTTAGGATGTCTAGCGGAAGATAGTATTGTTGAGTTGGGCGGGGATATTATATTCTTAGGTCCAGATGGTATTAGGCCAATTAGTGGTACTGAAAAAATTGGCGACGTAGAATTAGAAACCGTGTCTAGACCAATCCAATCTATTGCTTCAACACTAATAGATAATACTAATCTACAGGGTCTACGTTCTGTCTTGCTAAGAGGTAAGTCTCAATTTAGATATTTCTTTACTGATCAAGTACAAAGTAAGGTACGTACTGCAATTGCTTCTGGAACCGCAATGACAGGTGCTGGAACTATTATAT